GCGCCACGGTGCGCACCGTCTTCTTTCTCTCTACAACCAAGAACCAAGAGTAGATTTAGTTGTTGTGATCCATAGTGTATGTAATACACATAGGGCATGCGCCACGGTGCGCCACGGTGCGCACCGTTCTCTAGTCGCCTTTGGTTAGCGGATCAACCTGGTCGTCGTTGGCGCTGTCTAATACCAATGAAGAGGATACGAGTGATGTTCCTACTTCCGAACACGTCGGTGACGAATTATAATCTCAATGTACTGTATAACAACACAATGGGAATATGGGATAGTATGAAGAATGCTGCTAGTGCTACACAGACTGCTGCGACGAACGCATCTTCGAAGGCGATGTCCGCAGCAAGACAAGCAAGCGCATCAGTTTCCGATCCGACGAAGAAAGAGAGGGCGAATAATGCAGCCATTTGTACAAAGGCTTCAGATCACATCTGTAATATGGGGAAGATCCCAGCACCAGGGGACGACATGTATACCGTGAAACGTATAACGATAAATGGACAGACCCTACCCCTGCGTATTAGAACCCCTGCAGGTACGCAGAGAGGAATGGAATACACGGAGCAGAATAATCAGGCAATTCGTAACGCGTTGATTTCCAAAGGCATAAAGCCTGCGGTGTCAAATCTGTCAGCAATGGAACAGTACAACAAGGACATGACACTATTGGAAAACACGAAAGCTGACCTCCAAGAAGCAGACTATCAAGCCAATCCTAGCAAGGTCCATGGTGGTCGTAAGCCACGTCGCCGCACGCGAAGACGCTCGCATAAAACGAGAGGTAAGGCAAGCCGCAAGCGTTCTCGTGGCGCCAAAAGTAGAGGTAAGCGCAAGGGTAGTCGCAAGCGCAAGTAATCCCGTACGCCTAGTCTGTTTCTCTAAGCGCATTCGGTTTACGAATCAACTCCAATAGTATATTTAGTTGATGTGTTTCATATTGATACATATCAAGTGTGTGTTATAAAAAATTGAATACATCCTAGGTAGTTAGTGTTATGTATTAATCGTAACTAGAATGAATACCCCGTTAGTACTAATTGAGCGGCGGTTGCCAAGAGGGGTAGTAAATATTATACAAACCTATATTCGTAACGATGTGGTTCACGACGCGGTTCGGTGTCACTTGTTTGATTTGATGTATGAACAAGACTTATATATCAACTACATTTACCACACATGTGTTGTTCCGAAATGTTATTGTGGTATTCTTTCTGTGAAATACCTTAGAAAATATGACTTTTGTGACCAATGTAGATGGTTTGATCATGTTGTTGAATGTATTGATGACGAGAAGTATGCAGTCTCTGGCTACCTAACCTGCATTGGAGACGAAAATGAACAAAAATATAAACTTATAAACCGTTGAAGAATTAAAATGTCTCAGTGAGTGAAACGAACAAGTCGTTAGACTCATTTTAATTTTACAACGGCCAGATACCACTGGCCATTTTAAATCTTCATTGGTATAAACCTGGTATAAATACTGTATAAACTCCTATTATTATTTTCCTAAACGCCATGCGTTTACGCCGCGCCACATGGCAATTAAAATAGCGATGGACATAAGTATGTGTGCGAGGGCAAGTACATATGGTAGTTTTTTGCTAGTCTGTGCGTCGAGTGCATCCTGTGAAGGTGGCCATAGTAGCGCCGCATTGAGATCCATAGATAGTGCGAGGAAGAGAACCGCGCATGCGGCTATGGCTGCTGCAACCATTTCTCTACCGCGTGCCAAGAGTGCTCGTGCTGCACCGAGTGCGGCAAGTGATAGACTTGTGTATAGTCCTACATTGCGTGCGGTGGTATGGTAAATCATTGTTTGATGGTAGTATGGTGGTGGTGTGGATGGGTTCGTGTCTGTTTTATATGTTTGTTGCATATATATATATATATATGTCAGAAAAAGATATGAAATCGTTATAGATAACCATATACCCCGTACATGGCGCTTCCAGGTGCGGATCCGTATGTGATGAATGTTGCCGCGATGGCGCATAGTAAGGATACAATAATGAATCCAGGTTGTTCAATCCAGAATAGTTTTTTCCGCATGACGATGTCGCGTATGGTTCCTCCACCGTTTGCAGTGATAACTCCTGAAACAACTGCTGCGAGTGCCGAGTATCCCGCCGCGAGTGCGAGACGTGTTCCACTGATTGCAAAAACGATGGTAGATAAGTAATTAAGTATGAGTGATATGGCTAGAGGTACATCGGCTGGTGTGAGATTACGTATGGGTTTCATGTATGTATTGTATATACATGATACTTTATTTGTGTGTAGTTGGTGGTTGTTCGGTAAGTATGTATTCATGCTTGTTTTTTTAGAACCCATAGGTATTCTTTTGCAGCAGTTTCCTGAGTGTCGTTTGTTTCACGTTTATATGTGCCTAGTCCGTGCAATCGTTTGTACACGTTGTGTTGTATAGGGTGTCGTTCAACGTTTCCGTATTCCGACATCAATGTATCAATCTCCTCAATAGAGAGAATGCCTGCGTCATAGTAGGAGAGCGCAACAAATCGTGCGGGTGTGTCTGCGATCATGGAGCGCAGTGCGCGTGCGGCGTCAATGGAACTATTGAAAGGAGAACGTACCCATGTTTTGGGTTGTCCGCGATAGGACTCTGGAATGTCTATGGTTTTGTCCCATTTTGCGATGATGTCAAGAAGGAAATAGTATATGGAGTATGGGTGTTTGTTGTAGGGTGGGTCTAGGTATAGGAGGTCAATGGTTTGTCCGCTGTCCGCCATATCTTTAGACCATTGTATAGCGTCTTTTCGTGTAAGGTTACTAGTTGTTTCTGTATTGTCATGAAAGCAAGGATACGGCAGCGCAATGCGCTCCGTGATGCGCTTGAAGTCTACTGCTTTTTTCCCCCCGAAAGCGCCCACCCCGCCAGCGTCTTTGTAGAAGGCTGCGAATTGTCCGTTTGTGTTGTTGTGTATGGATGCCTGTGTGAGTAAGGGTGCGAGTAGGTATGGTTTGAGGTCGTCCGGAACCGCTTCTGAATCGATAAAGTTACGAATCGCATCGATGCGCAGTGCGTTTTGTCTGGTGAAGTAGCATCGTTCTCCTTCTAGAATGTGTTCGTCGTCTGCAGGTGCCCAGTGTGTGGCAATCCACTGTTCTTCTACTGGTGGGTCAGGAAGGGCATTTGCCTGGTCGATAAGTGCATGTATGCGATCGCGGTCGTGAACGGAAGGTGTGCGTAGGTAGCAGAGGTTGCATATGTGTGCGTAATGTGCTAGGTCATTTGCGACAATATGCGAGACGTGTTTGGATACGAGTGCGAGTCGCGTGACAACTCCCGAGCCTGAGAACGGGTCTGCGAATGAGATGGTATTTTTGCCCGTGTTTTTGTGTATTTGTTGTTGTACGTGTGATATGACATCATGAATGTGTGGTAGTAGTTTTCTTTTGTTTCCCATGTATGTGATGAGTTGCTGTTTGAGGAAATCATGTTGTATGGTTGTGTCCATATTGATAGAGTGTGTCTGTATAATAATATAATATGTAATGTACATATATAGGTTCGTATTTGATATAGATAATAAATGGATTTTATAAATAGTTTATTTAACGGCTCTAATAGGGAAGCCGATATAGTCAGTTCTCAACCCAAATCTGCTATAAATCCTCCCCCCGTGTTTTTTATGGAACGTAATGATGTCCCCAGTTCATTTGAGATGAATGAAATGGAGGATGGGAATGCTCCCTATAGGGCTGAAAATAAGGATTATAAGAAACCTACAAAAGCGCAAAGGCAGCGTGATGGAGTTCGTTTCGGAGAAACTAATCGAAAGTTTTTTGATAATACCGAGCCAGTGACTAGTATTAGCCAGCGTGGAAAAGTGCGTGTCGCATCACCACCAAAGCAGGAGATAGAGCATGATCTAAGTAAACTAAGTCGTTCACGTAGTTTGTCTGATAGTCTATCTGATCTTTCCGATATAAATGCAGGTACTAGTTCAAATAGATTTAGATCTATCTCCCAGCAGCAGCAGCAGCAGCAGCAGCCAGTAACTCAACCGTCACGTCGTAGTCCATCTCCTGTAGGTTCTCCTACAACAATAACTGAGTATAATGCCCAGATAAAAAAAGACGACCATGAAAAAGAATTAGCCTTAGCACTTATGAGGCGCCCATCAAGTCCCGAGACTGGGTGGCATGGAGGTAAGCGTCGAACGAAGTCAGGTTGTTCCACCAACAAAACGAAGCGTAATGCGAAGCGCAATAGGAAGCGTCCATCGAAGTCAGGTTGTTGCACCAACAGTGCGAAGCGCCAAACGAGGCGCCAAACGAGGCGCCAAACGAGGCGCCAAACGAGGCGCCAAACGAAGCGCCCAGCGAAGCCAGGTTGTTCCACCAGCACGCGTCGCGTAAAGCGTTAGATATATTCAATGATCACTGATATATAATGTATATGATTGATCATTAATTGTTGATGTATAATTCTTCCACAATGTCTCTGCAAAGAGGGCATGGTACTTGTGCCATAGAGTGATTGTTTATATATTTATCAATGCATGTGTGACAGAAAAGGTGTTTGCATGGGGTTGTTGCAGCAAGTGTGTTATTGTTTATTTCTAGTATATGAAATTTGGTCATGCAAATGGGACATGCGTCTCCCGCGAATGTTTTAGTGGCTGTATGTACGTATGAGTTGTCGATCCAAGTAGGTATTCCTGTGGATTTTTGATTATGAGGTTCTGTGTCTATGTGATTTGTATTTGTGAATAAGGTTGTTAATATTGACATATTAATGATACGTGACATAACTGTATTACGTGTGTTACGTGTGTTTTGAAACATGTTATATGTGCGTGGTGTATGTCTGTATTGATGTGATGCCAGTCGTCCAAATGATTGTCTTTGTCGTGTTCTAATAGGTGGTATATGGCCTGTCATATGGTGTGTTAAGAATGTTGGTATTGTGTATTCATAGTCTGTATTGAGTTCATGTTGTTCGTTGATGTCTTCTATTTGTAGGTGGTGTTGCGGAAACGGTGTTATGTTTATACATGTGACTAAGTTGGTTATTTTGCGTGTTATGTATTTAATAATATTATCTGCAATGTATTTTGCTGCGAATGGAATAGCCGTTGCTGCAAGTAAATGAAATAGAATATAGGTGGCTAAATATTCCCAAGTGTTTTGTTCTGTATGTATATTATTGGTTTTGCATTCATATCTGCTGCATATATAGTCTGTATATGTATCTGGTGATATATGAAAGTATTGTAGAGGTCTTAGTATATGTAAGGGTGCGACCACGCAAATGAGTGCAATATAACCTTTAATACTATATATGTGTGAATATATCGATATGATATAATTGAATGCGTTCATGTTTATTGAAGTTGTTATTGTATATATAATATGTTTCGAAAACATTGTATAATTGTATATCGAATGTTATGTTAGTCACTATAGTATAGAAGAGTATGTTTATATGAATATATAGAATAGTGAGTATGACTAGAAAGACTATAAAGACTATAAAGCCTAAGCAGAAGAATATATCTAGTGAAAATGTCGAAGCAGTGGTGGATAAAGTATTACCAACCCCAACCCCCCCATTACTTGCCCACAAGTATTGGTGTGGATGTTGTAATTTTTCTGCGAAAACCCCCTCTGGATTTCGTAATCATTTATATTCTACCCGTCATTATCGTAATTGGTCGAACGAAGTATCTTCGAAAGATGTATATGTAAGTGGTGTCTCGACCTCACCAAAAGATACAATGTTGTTTAATGAAAGAGTGTCCGTGTCTAGTTCAATAGATGCAGGTGTTGCATCAAATGATATAATTCATTTATTAGATGAAATAGATGGTCGGTCAGATGCGTCTTCTGGTACGGAACCCGAGTTGGTTGTGAATGAGTTAGATGAAATCGAATCAGATGTCGAGAGCGAATATGCGAGTGCGAGTGCGAGCGAGAACGAATCCGATATGAATGAACCTGACGAGGATATAGATCTTCCACTTTATGGGACTGGTTTATTTTATCCCGACGAAGTCGGGTTACACCGAGCCCGCTTGTCAGAGGGTTCTCAGAGTGTACGTGCATTGAAAGAAGAACCTCCGCGTGAGAGGCCTGTTTCTCTTTTGATGGCTACTGCATTTGTATTAGGTATGGTCGCAGAGCGTTGTTTTTCGCAGTTTGTTCGTAATTTATGCGCATGTTAGGTTGTTAATCGTATGTATGATGGTATAAAGTAAACCAGAATTGAATATGGTGCATGTCTAATCAAATTAAGCAGTTATAATACTACTATAGTAGTGATGGAAAAAGAAACAACCTCTGTAGAAGCAAAGCGTGTTCGTGTTGGCAATAAGCGATTAGTGGTTCGTCCGCGTGTTGTCCCCGTCCCCGTAGCTGTAGCTGCCCCCGTACCTGTAGCTGTCCCCGCCCCCGCAAGTGAAGATGAGTATGTTCTCCAGACGATGTTGACATGTCTCGGCAATAAGCGTTCTCTAGTGTGTCATATCCGAGATGCTGCGGATAATGTGTGTAAGCGACTGAATAAATCTCGTCTGCGTATTCTGGACGGGTTTGGTGGTTCTGGTGTGGTTTCCCGCAAGTTGTCGTATGTCGCCTCATCGCTTCATTATAACGATATGGAGGAGTATGCGTATTTGATGGGTAAGTGTTCGGTAGAGACGCCAACGGCGGCGCAGCGCGGGCGTATCGCGGCGCATATCGGTTCGATGAACGATTTGGCCGCGTGTGGTCCGTATGTGCGCGGGTTTGTGTCCGAGTTGTACGCGCCTGCAGATACAGAGAATATAGAGTCTGGTGAGCGCTGCTTCTACACGCAGGAGAATGCTCAGATAATTGATACGTTGCGTGCATATATTAGTAATCATGTCGAGGATGAGTTGCAATCATATTGTCTCGTTCCTTTGCTGAACAAG